GATAGGCTATTTGCCTTGTTTCATTTGAGACTGCATGACCCAAGTCTTCGGGGTCTAGAAGACGCTTGATGAAGACTACAGTCTGTTGGTTTTGCCTACGCTCTTGCTCAAGCTGTGAGCCAAGCCAGACGATATGCTGACGCAAGGTTTGCCGTTCTTTGTCATCCATGTCTTAACCCCCAAGCTGCTATTAATGCTGCATCAGCACGACCATCATCTTTAACCCGTTTGAACAATGTAGATTGCCAAGGGAAGACTTCCATTGCTCTAGCCCTTGCGCCATCCTTGCCCCCTGAGACTCCCATAGCCTTCATCCAAGCCTGTGGAGTCACCAAGGTAGTCTTGATGAGCCTAGCCGCTAGAACACCCTCTATAGCCCCAAGGCTGCGCCCAAAGCTAAAGACGCTGGTAACGCCCTGCCCACTCATTGCAAAGACCCGTTCTACAAACGCCTCTTCAGGCTTGAATGTCTCAATGATTTCCACCAGTTCGGGAATGCTGATCTGCCTCTTGGTTTTGCCATTGCGGTCTAAGGAGACTGTGGGCATATCGACTACACCCATCAACGACTCGCCGTTAAGCATCGCAATAGCCCCGTTGAGTCCTACATCAATGCCAATGATGCGTTTGGGGGAGAAGACTGTTGAGATAACTGTCATTCTGCACCCCCACTTAAAGCCTTCAGACGCTGCTGAATTAGGGAATCTACCGATTCTTCTAGCCGTTGTATTGAAGTCACCAATGGTATGGTTCTACCAGTGGCGTAACGAGAGACTTGAGAGGGGTCAAAGCCAGCATGACGAGCAACATCGGTGATGGTGTAGCCAGCCTTTTCAGCCTTTTCCCTAATGTTTTCAATGGTTTGCATGGTTGGAGTGTTCATAGCCAAGGATTCTAGGGAACATTGGATTGATTAGTCAAGTCCTATCTGATTAAATACCCTACTGGAATGTGTGGGATTAAATAGGTGGGGGTTGACTAGGTAGTCAACTGTGGCATGATTCATCCATTAGCAACACAAACAGGAGATACGAAATGACACAAAATTTTAAAGACTACACCATCACCATGCAAGATGACAGTGGACGCACTTGTGTTGTGTCTATCAACGGCGATTGCATTGCAGAGCAAATCAAAAGCGGCGAGACTGAATCTAGCGCCCGTGACAATGTGGAAAACAACGCCGTTGACAAGGCAATTTATCGTAAAGAAATCAGCGCTGGTGCATGGCTGATTGCAACAACTTACTAAACCCAACGGGGCGCAAGCCCCATCTTTCAACCTTAAAGGAGAATTGAAAATGACACAAACTACCACCATCACCGCAATCATTGCCAACAACGCATGGCTGTTGCGTTTGGTTGATGGCGCTTACATGAGCCTTGAACAAATCCAACAACACTTCCCTGATGCAAAACACCATCTTCCTTTTTTCAAGGAACATGGTGATGCTTGTGTTCAATATGTTATTCGTGGCAAGGACACAATGAAGTATGACTTCACACAACATCAGCAGTTTCAACTTTAATAATCCAAGGGGGCATAGACCCCCATCTTCAAGGAGCAACCCCATGAAAGAAACAATCCCCGACATTCTCGCCGCCATTGCTATCGGCATTGGTCTAGCTGTCCTATTAGTGTCATGGTGGTCAACATGACTGAAACACAAATGTTGATTATTCTTGGCACTATTTGGATTGCACCAACATTAAATGCAAAATATTGCCAAGTAGTTGGATTGATTTTTATGGTTGCCGCACCAATAAAAGGATTGGGGTGGATATGACAGACCTTCAAGACTTCTGCCAAGAGCCTCGCACAATGGATGAGTTGGTAGAGGCTGGCTACAAGCCTCATAGCGTCTACAACGCTGTCAAACGCAAGGAGTTGACCAATACCAAGGCTACAGACGATTGGGGGCGTAGAACGCATGGCAAGGGTCTGTTCCTGTCCACTGTCACCATCACGCCTATGAACTTCACCGCCTTGCAGTCAGCATGGCATCAATCACAACCTCAAGGAGAAACAGCATGAGCATGGAACAAGAAATCACCGAACTGGTGAACCGCATAGCGCCAGCTAAAGGCATCGTTGGCGGCTTTATGAGCCGCAATGACATTATCCAACTCATCAGCAAGGTAGCTGATGAAGCTGTACTCATCGGCTGGACTCATGCAGAGAGCACCACCAGAAAGCGTCTTGAGAAGAAACTTGACCTGATGGAGCAGGAGATGGTCATCATCAAGGAGCAGATGAAGTCTCTTGAGATGGACTTGCTGGCGGCTGAAAGCAAATGAATACGCTTATTAAGTTCATCATGGTCATTGCTTGTGCTTTGACTCTGATGTACTTTGATTCCCTAGATAACCAACCAAAGGAGAAGACAAATGTGGGAAACAGTCATTTGGGTAGTCGTGATGGGAATTTCAGGGTTCGTATTGGGAATTTGCGTTTGCATCGGGTTTGTGTTGTATCTCATAAACGCACAATCAAACGAGTGAAGTGTCCAGTTTGCGAGACATGGACTAGAACACCTGATAACGAATATGTATGCGGCAAGGTCAAAAGAATCATTGTCGCAACTCAAATCAAGAAAAGGAAAAAGGTATGGGCTGGCGAGAACTAACGATCAAGTATGTCAAGGATTTGCTTAGAGCAAAGACTCCTATGGAGGTAGCTCAAAAGGAACTTGTTGAGGCACAGCACTCAAAGATGCAAGCTGAAACCTCAGTTGAGTATTCGCAAGCCTTGGTCAACTACAACGAGCAGAGAATATTCAGGCTCTACAAACGCATCAATGACCTCAAGGAGTATGGGCATGACTGAAGAAGATGAAGCATTCAACGAGATGGAGAAGCAGAGCCTGTGGCGTAAAAGGGCAGTACAAGCCGCCATCTCAACGAACCCCTATCGCAATGTCGTGATTGAAGAAGTTGCCTTAGAAGTAGAGAAGATGACTGGCTTTGGCAAAGACACGATTGACTCATTGGCTAAATACATCAGGAACATGAAGACATGAAAGAGAAGACAGAACTAGGCAGATCAGTAAATATTCGATTCACCCAATCCGAATACGCTGAGTATGTACGGCTTGGTGGTGTTAAGTGGTGGAGGATGTTCCTGCAAATGAGTGCAGGGATACAGAAAGAAATTAAGGAGGGTAAGAAATGACACAAGAAGCATTACGCATGGCGCTTGAGAAGATTGCAACTGTAAATGCAATGGATTACGAATATCAAGCGTGGGCAAGAGAAGCCTTGGCACAGACGCAAGAGCCTGTGGCGTATTGGAATTTTGATAGCGGTTTTAGTCACTGCATGATTGACAAACTTAACGAAGCCGCAAAGCACAACCCTGCGCCTCTCTACACCACCCCACCACAGCGCACATGGGTCGATCTGACGGATGAGGATATTTCAGAAATTGTTAGGGGCACACATAACACTGGAAGTTTTGTCCGAGCCATTGAAGCCAAACTTAAGCAAAAGAACGGCTACGCCTACAAGGAGAAGAACACATGACACAAGCACAAAAAGTATTTGAGGCAATGATGGTTGCCAAAGGTTATACAGACTTAACGCAAGTCAAAGGCAGATACATAGTTCCAGCAATTCAGACCCGTTGGAACTACTTTATTCTTGGATGGCAACTAAGGGGCGTAAATGGACAAGCCTAAGAACGCATTTGATTGGAAAGATGGCACTCCCTCAATCTGGTCAAGGGACAAAGAACTCAAGATGATTTCTCAGGGGAGGGCATGGGGTCAAGCTGTAAGGGCTAAAATGGAACTTGAATCCAAGCAACAAGTTAATGTTTATTCAAAGGCTAAACTGAGTAAGTGATACGCAAGATCAGAACCTTTTATGGCAGACAACATGGTCAGCATGGCAAGAAGAAGACCACTGTGGATATGGGTCATGCTTGGCTATGTGAGAAGTGCGGTGAGGTGATCTTGTATGAACACCTCACCCCTAAACACTTCTGTAGGAGGATTATTAAGCCTGTAGTCCTTGGAGATACTGAGTCTTCCCTGCAACCTTAACGGCTGTGAGGGACTGACCTTTAAGATTTTCTGGTGAAAATGAGCAATGTACCCACCCCGAATTTGGCTGACCTTGAGTATAGAACTCTAAGATAAGTTGCGTGTACTTGAGATTACTCTCTATCCATTCTGCCAGTTCAGGGTTAGGAACACCATCAATCTCAAAGTCACAGGCTTGACCCTTGCAATGGTCTGAGGTTGCAGAACCACCCGTAGCTTGGTTTACGGCTGGTGCTCTAAAACCAGATGAAATCTTGACAGGCTTACCAAAGTGGTCACGCACTGGTTGCAGGATGTTCTCGCACAACAAACGCAATGACTCTATTTGTTCTTCATTGGGTGTGTTATCCAAATTTAACCTAGTGGCTGTATCGGACTTGGTTAGTTCCTTCAGGGTAAAGTTTGCGCTCAAATTCATTTATTTGCCTTTCAAGTTTAATGTCTACATCTACACAAATTGCTTCAACTGTCTTACCTTGCTTTATCAACTCACTTTTCTGCTGAGTGATTTCTTGCTCACACTTCTTTTCGTCTAACGTATAACTCTCTGATTGGAAGAACTCACATTGAACCCCCAAGCAGATGTACAGCAAGGGGATGTATATGGTCACTTCATGTTCCTCATTTCGTTGTATTGGTCGATGCAGGCGTTGAGTTGCCTGATGGCGGTGTCTCCCCTGCTGGTGAGATCGACAAGAGATTCAGCAATTCTTGGGTCAAGCTCGGCTCTTGTTTCTGTATCTCCAATGGGAGCGGGGGCATCTGTGGGGGTTGATACGGGGCAGTCGGGGGCTTGGACAGGAATGAACAGCTTGCGCTTGCCAGAGGCAATATCAGCACGCAACTTATCTTCTTTAACTTTCGCAACATTGTTTGCCTTTCTTAGTGTTTGTCCATACGTCTGAGCCACTTGCGCCATCGCTTGCTCAGTCTCCCTTGCCTTGGCATTCAAGGCGGCTATCTCTACTTGCTGGCGGGTATTCTCATCATGCTTACCCTTGTAGTAACCACTACCAGCCGCAGACAGCACCGCCATGATGATGCCAAGTATCACCCAAGGATTAAACAGGCTCATGGTGCTGGCGGCTCATCGTTGTCGTTTGACTCAGCCTTGGCAGTGGCATTGGCTATTGCCTTAACGCCTGACCTACCAGCTACACCACCCAACACGCCAGTGATGAACACCATGATGGTGCTGATCTGTTGTGTATACACCTTATCAATAGCCGCCATACTGCCATTCATGGGCTGAGTTACAAACGAAACTGAGTACAAGAACATACCCATAGAAGCCAACAGGATGGTCACCAAGACCACGATAACGAATGCCCATACCCTGACTTCAATCTCATCAGCATTCAGGCGGTTGTTAGGTTTATATCCAATGGTAGCCATTACTTTTTCTCCTGTTCAGGTTTTACTAAAAACTCAGGACAAGTACCAGATGCGGTACAGATTGGGGGTTTACACTCTGGTTCATTCCAATTTGTCGGGTCTTGACAAGGGTAACGAAATCGGTCTTCGCACCCTGTCAAACACAATATGGTTGCTAACAGAATTAGGGTCTTTGTCACGATTCTTCCTTTCAGAGTTCTCAACTTGTCTTCTCAGCTTTTCAACCTTTTCAAGTTGTTGCTTAACCTCATGCTTTGCCTCAAGAGTCTCCAGCAGAATCATAGCCATGATAGGTAACAGGAGTACTACAAGCACACAAGCGGCAATCCATCCCATCACGCTCTCCCAATCTTGCTTACCAACCAGATTAGCATCCATAGATACAGGAGGCAAAGGAAAGCTACCAACAGATACGCTTGTTTTTCTGCTAGAAGACGCTCCTTTTGCTTTCGTTGCCATATTTCTGCATCCCGATTCTTCCTTGCTTTTGTTTGCTCTGCCGCAATCACATCTCTCATGGCAAAAACTTCTGAGTACAAAGCGCCCATATCTTTAGAGCCATATACCATCACCTCACGAATTTGAACGACCATCCGTTCCATTTCTTGTGCTGCAAGAACCCTGTTAAGCGATTCTTCCATCAGGTTTACATCATCAGCAAATACAACTGTTCTGGCTTTAAGTTCTTCCTGTTCTATATGCTGCTGTAGCTGTGCCTGTAATTTAAAGAATGCACTTAAATCCTTTACGATTTTTGCTTTGACTGTTGTTTCATCGACATTGACATACTCAGACTTTTTAGCTTGAGCCACAGACTTTGTAGCTTGAGGCTTGGGACTACCGCCAAATAATTTACGCAATGAACCCCAAAATC